CACTGGTTGTCAATTGTCTTGTAAGCCTTACCGTCAAGTGTTTGGTAAGTCTCTGTTGTTGGCGTATTTGTTAAAGTCGCACTGGTCGCCTGTGCGTCGTAAGAGTCGTTGCCGATCGTCAGTGTTAGATCGCGACCCGTGATGATCGTTGTTGCCACTTTGTCTCCTTAGATTGTTTGGGTGTAGTACGTTGAAACGTTGATGTCGGCAACGAGCATGGGTGATTGCCCGACTTCCAACACCGTTGGTTTGTCAACGGTGTCAACAACGTATCCTGACGGCAATGCCGTTAGAATTCCTATGATTAGTTTTTCCAGGTTATCAAGTGAACCTGCGTTGCTATTGGAAGCAACAATTGCAGTGATTGCAAAATTGAGTTTGACCTGTGTCTTTGTTTTGCCGATTAGAACAACTTCCATGTAAGGCGAATCAGGCACAACGACGATTGCTGGTGGAATCGGTGCTTCGGGAACGCTTGGATAAACGTTGGCAGATAGCGCGCTGAAGGCGTTTGCTAAGGCTGCGCGGGTTTCGGAAATGGCGTTGGCTGGCACTACTGCACGACCGTTTCAACGTCAAGAAACGGCATAAGCAATGTGGACACACGATTTGTGAGACTGCGACCCATTCTGTAAGGCGTGCTGGCAAAATCGACGCCCTCGATCTGTCCACCTGCTGCTACGCGTGATTGAAAGACTTCGACGCTGACTGCAAGAATTGCTGACTCAATGGGCGCACTGTTGGCGTAAAGATCAGCTGCTGAATACCCTGAAAGTGTTGCAGTGCCTGTTGGAATGATGTCGCGCAATGTCACATTAACGTTTGTGATTGCTGCGGTGAAATGGTATTCCTTCACGTCAACGACTGTGACAGTTGCTGAAAATGGTGCTGGCAATCCAGTCACAATGACTGACTGACCTGCCACAAAGTGATGTGGTCGCTGGGTGTAATAGTAAGCGACATTTGATTCTAGTTTGTACGCGTTGACTGCTGATGTGTTTGCAACCAGCATTGGCAAAATTACCGCTTCAGCCGTGTTGATGATTTCGTCAAGGTAAGCGTCAGAATAAAGGGAAACGGACACACCAAGCACCGTGCGCAATTGACTTGCAGTGACAATACTTGGCATGTCCGTTCCTTTCGATCTGCTGCGGCGAGATCTGGAGAACCCGCCGCATGATTAGTTTGTGAGAATTACTGCTTGTTATTCTTAAATGCGCCCGCTGCAATCTTTGTCGCAACTGCACCGAATGAATACACGCCAACGGTGATTGAACCGTCCGCAGTTGATTCTGCACGAAGTTGGTAGGAAGTTCCCTCGTACCATGTGTAAGCGTCTGGGTTAACGACAAGAAGTGTGCCGTCTCCGTCGCCCGCATTTGTTGGGTCAACGTATAGGTTCAAGCCCGCAACGTTGCCTGTCAATGATGTTGGTGTTGCCAAACCTGCTTGGTTCATTGGGTTTGTAACTGTGTTGTAGATCGGACGACCAGCGTCGTTGAGTGTCATGAGATTTGACCACTGACCTGTTGAAGCGATCAAGTTGCGTGCAAATGGATTTGCAAGTCCAGCGGTTGCGCCATAAACGCTTGCTGAACCGCGTGCAATTACGCCAAGCAACTCAGTTGCAGTTGGGTAGGTTGTTGTTGTTGTTCCGTCAAGTGTTGCGCCAGCGATTAACTGTGCATTGACGTACGCGTTTTGCGCCTTAGCCATTGCCGCAACCATGTTACGAAGTAATTCATCATAAAAAAGTGGGCTTGTGCGGGTCAGCAATTCAACTGAGAATTTTTGTTGCCCAGCAAATTTCTTAACGTCCACTGAAAGGAATGCTGAATTCTGATCTGTGTCAGAAAAGATTGCGTCCTCATTTGCAATTGCAACTGTTGGTGCAGCAGTAATCTTTGGAATTTCAAATGTCATACCAGCGTCAGGCAATGCACCGCGAGAGATCGCGTCAATGCTTGGGCGGATTGTTGTCGATAGTCCGTTGATTACTTCTGACAACTGACGTGTTGGAACAAGTCCAGCGTTGTCTGTTGTGTTGTCAGCTGCTAAAACATACTGACGTGCTGATTCGTCACCGGTTGCAGCAAGAACCTTGTTTTCTAGGTACTTTGCAGCGGTGATTTCAATGCGTGGTGTTGCCTTCCAGCCGCCCACGTTGTTTGATTGTGCAGTTACTGACTTTGCGGCTTCGACCGTCTCAACGGCTTCCGCTTGTGCGACGGTGTTGTCCACTTCGTCTCCTTCTGTTGTTGGTGTGACTTCAGGTTCGATTGTCGAATCTGAAACTTCGTTTTCGTCAGCAGTTGTCGCAGCGACTGATTCGACGCGTGCTGATCTAATTGCGGGTTCGCTTGTTAATGCAACACCAGTCAATTCACCCGCAAGAATTCTGACTGTGCCGTCTTTAAGTGTCTCGTATTCGTCGAATGAGACTTCAACACTAAATCCGTCTCGCAACCCTTCCTGCGCTTCGACTAATGCGTCAGTTCCCGCAGTTGTGTTTGCAATTTTGAATGTTGCGTCGATTCCTTCGGCAGTTGATTCAATTGAAAGTGTTTTGCCAATGCGTCGTGTGCGATCGTGTTCAAGGTTTAACAAAACGGCGGTTGGTTCGATTGAACCAGCGGCGAATTGCACTTTACCGATCGAAGCGTTCCCAGTTTCCTCAAATGTGACAATGCGACCGGTGATTGTGCGACTGTTTGAATCGGCAGCCGTGATTGTCATTGGTGTGATCACTTTTTTCATAGCAGCATGTCTTCTTCCTCGCGTATTTCGTCGATCGACATTGCGCCGATACGATTCAAGATTTCATAAACTTGCGCGCGTTCGTAAGGGTTGCCACGCAAGAAGTCGTCAAGATCAAAACGCACTTTGTTTCCTGCTGGGGTGAAATCAGGAAATGAAAGACGTTCCTCAATAATTGACATGTAATTTCTGAACGCGAAATCTACAAGGTCACGTCGTTTATCTAAGGCGTTGGAGTATGTGAAACTCGATTGCTGCGAATCAGTAAAGTACGCTGGCAAACCACACGCACGCGATAATTCCAGTGCGACATAGTTGCGTGCTTCGTTCAGCTGCAAATTCTTTGGGTCATAACCCAATGTTTCAAGTGTTACGTCAGCATTGAGAAATGCAGTTGACTTGTTGGCACGCGCCGTGCGCCATGCGGTCAGCAACTTTGAAACGCGATCTGCTGGCAATGATGTGCCATTTGATTTCAAAACCATTTGCGGAATTGGTTCAACCGCGAAATTCATTGCAGCGCGTTCAAGTGCAGCAGCGGCACGAATTGTGCGACCTGCGCGACTTAGCAAACCTTCTTGGAAGCCCTGAAACACAACAAGGTTGGCTGGGTCAACAAATGCGCCGTCGATCGAATAGGTTGCAATTTCATAACCCATGCCGTTTGTTGTAATGGTGACGCGTTCTGGTGCAATGCGTTCCATTGCGCGAATTTTGCCTGTGTCTGCGTATCTATCCATGACGTAGGCATAAGCACTTGGAAAGAAAAATAAGTCGGAAATAATCCAAGCCCAAAATGTTGACCCAGGAATTCTTGGGTCAGGCTGGTTGATTACTCGCGGTTGTGTGACCTTTTCACCAGTTGCTTCATTGCGTGTGTGCATTGGAAGTGACGCAATTGTTTGCATGATTCCAAGTGCGCGCGCACATGTCGGCACGCTCATTGCCTCAGCACGCGAAGCGGTGACAATGCCACCAAATAAGAATAGGTTTCCAACTTCACTGTAATACGGCGCAACCGCAGCTGCGTCGACGTTTTGTGATTGCGCTGGAACGGCAGCCTCAACCTTTGGCGTGAATAAATCAAAGAAACCCATGCCCAAATTGTGTCAGGCTTATACGATCAGCCCACCATGATGTCAAGATCATTCTCTGGGCGTGTCGCAAAGTGTGTAACCAGCGCGGTGGCAACCGCACCGCAAACAACGGCTTGACTTGCACGGCGACCAATCACCCAACCGCCGTCACCACGACGCAATTGCACCGCTGACAAAATTTCGTCCGTCAGCTGACTTTGACCCCTGTGTTTTAACCTACCGCTATTGATCGCAGACAATAATTCGTCGCAACTTTGTGGGTAACTGGCGTCCATGTCGAAAATCGGAATTCCCGCGGGTGCAAGGCGCGCTGCTACCGCCCCACTGGTTTTGCGTGAATAAAGCACATACTCAGTTGGGTACTTTCGCGCATAATCTGCCAAATCATTGGCAATGGCTTTGTCGTCTAGTTGTAAATCGTTTTTCCAAGTGTGCAGCATTTTCACAATGAACTGCTCGCCACCTAGTTTTTGGGCGGCAACAAGACTGCCGTGTTTTCTATCGGGTGAAAGATCGATTGCCAGCCACGTCAACTTGTCTGGGTCAAGATCGACGCCCTTATCCAAGCAATTGCCCCAACTAGCAGAATCGACCGCACTGGAAATTGCAACAACCCAGCGGCACAAAACTTCAGTCATGACAACGTCAGGCGGGTCTTTCAATACTGACTTGATGTTGTCCTCATGAATCGTGATTCCCATTGCTGGGTTGGCATGCCGTGCATTTTCCACACTGATTTCATCAGTCGGTGCTGACCATTCAAAGTACCCGATTTCGTCGTCAGCCCCAGCAATTTTTGCCAACGCACGCTCGCGGAAAGAATTCAGCACGACCGACGTACTATCACCAGCATTTGTGTACGCCATGACAAGAGGGTTGCGCGCTGCCATGAGGGTGTATCTCAATGAGGCAAAACTTTCAAGATCATTCATTTCACGCAATTCGTCAAGGTGAATTGTTTCAGGGCGTGAAACACCGCGAGCAGCTGAACCACCAGCCTTAACCATGAAGCGCGTGCCGTGCAAGGTTTCGATTTCCTCAGCACCGTGCGCCCAACGTATTCGCTTGACCTGTTTTGCCAACGAATCATTGGCTTCGATCAAGGACACCAACGCTCGAAATTGTTCAAGGCTTGTGGCAAGACGGTGCGCCGAACCAATCTGCAAAGGTTCGTCCCATAGGAAAAGCCCGCCAAGAATTCTTATCTGCTGCAAAAATGATTTTCCGTTTTGGCGTGCGACCACGCAAACATTTAGGGGCGTCGCCCAGCGACCGTCAGGCTTGACTTTGTGACTGTGTTCTAAGTAGAACTTTTGCCAATCCATGAGGTCAACTTTCAGACTGGCAGCCAGATCGATCAATTCATGCCCGCGTGAAGGCAAATCGTTCAGCGGTGTGTGAATTCTAGGCGTAGAAACGCCGAAAACACGTTCTGTGTCCCTACCCAAAACCGTTGTAAGCCGATTTAAGACCTTTTCAGGCAGAACGTGACCTTCTGTGACCTTGTTACTCATTTTCGAAGCTTTTTGAGTCGTTTTGGGGCAAATCTGGACAA